AAGCAATCTTTCAAGATTCGCCACACGCAATCTGTTGAAGGTCGCATTCAAGTTGCTCGTGAAACTTTAGGGCTTGCTCTAGGTTACTTTGATGAATTTGAAATTGAGGCTAAGGCTTTATTTGCTCAAGCAATTACTGATGCTGAATTTTCTAAATTGATTCAAACAATTTATCCTAAGCCAGACAAAGATGCAGCAAAAGTTGCGCTAACTAAATGGGAGAATAAGGTTGTTCTGCTTGATGACCTTTATCATAACTCACCAACTAACGCTACAATCAAGGGAACAAAGTGGGGTGCGTTTAATGCACTAACTGAGCGTCTTGATTATTTCCGTTCAGGTCGTGGCAATTCTGAAACACTAATGGCTGGTGCTTCAGGCTTTGACCCAATTCTTACTGCTGAGAAAAATAAACTTCTCAAGTTAGTAAAAGCATTTTAAATAAATGCTAACTAGCGGGGGAGAATAAAATCTCCCCCGTTTTTATTTGGTTCGTTAGCTTAGCGGTTAAAGCGCTACCCTGTCACGGTAGAGATCGTGGGTTCAAATCCCATACGAATCGCAATCTCAAAATATGAGATGCCCGCAGTGTTAAGGGACGGAAAAGTGTGTTAAGGGTCACATAAAAAATCCCCTGGAATCTATTGTAAATGTCAGTTGGGTCCGCTATAATACTCACATGGCTGACAAATGGTTTAAAGACACGTACCTTTGCACTAATTGTGATGCCTTGATTGAGGTAACACGAAAAGGGGAATCTACAAATATTTCACACTGTTTTATACGGTCTACCTTATTGTCAGTGCAAGATGCTACAATACAACCTAACCAAACGAAAGAGGATAAAATGGAAGATACAAACTACGGCGCTACAGTAACACCTGCAGTTCCTGAATCATATAATGCTAATCTATTGGTAACCTATAAAGTTATTCGTGGATATTCGGATGCAGAATATACTACAGACAAGGTGTCTAGTATTGAGTGGGACCTGCATAACGGACGTGAATATAATAAAAGAGTTACTGAATTCAATAACAAGATAGACACAGTTAAAGAGATTATCTCTGAAGCATATCCTGATTCACAAGACCAAGATACACTTCGTGCAATTGCTGAGGCTCTTGGTATTGAGTTGACTAAAACAGTTGAATTTACTGCAACAGTTGAAGTTACTGGAACTGTTGAAATAGATTTGCTAGCCGACTATGGCACAGATGTAGAATCAGAAGTTACAGACAATCTTTATGTCGAAGCACAAAGCGGAAACATTGAAATTGATGAGCAATATGTAACTAATGTTAGGGAGTGTTAATGTATTTTGAGTTGACTGCTCCTGATAAGTTATCTTTCGAGATGGCTTATTGGGATGCACAAATATTGGGATTAGACCCACAAGTATTGTCTGCGTTGACTTTCAATGTCGGAACTGGTAGTATTGAGAAGGTAAGTCGCATTCGAGATAAACATAACTTAATTGAAAGTTATACATCAGAATACGAGCCAACAGGATACACAGGGAGATAATATGTCAGATTACAAAGATGGTTTTAATGACGGGTATAAATTTGCTCGTGAAGAAATTATTGAAAAGCTATCAGAGATTGATATCACGGACATAGACTCTTGGATTCTTGACCGTCTTTCAGAAATGATGGAAGGTGGCAAACTGTGATGGCTGAATGGCTTAAGTGTGATCAATGTGCAGCTCAAGCAATGTGGGAAGCAAAGAAAGAGACACACTCTCTTTATTTTTGCGGGCACCATAAAAATGAACAGGGCGAGCCACTTGTGGACTGGGCCCAAGAAATGGTACAATTACTCAACTACGAGCAAAAACAACAACTAGCAAAGGCGGAATAAAATGGGCGATAGAGCAAACTTCGGATTTAGACAATCCAGCGGAGAAACAATTATGCTGTATGGACACTGGGCAGGCCATGACATGCTTGGTAATCTAGCAAGCGCTGTAGAAGCAGCAAGATCTCGCTGGAAAGATGAATCATATGCCACACGTATCGTGGTCTCACATTTAGTTGGGGACCAATGGCATGATACAACAGGCTGGGGATTAACCGTTAATAGTATCCTAGACAATGAGCACAAAATTCCTCTGATTGATTGGTCTACGGGAACATTCTCTTTACACGAAGAGGCTCCATGGTCCGAATCGACAGAGTATAAGGTCCGTGGAATGCAGGATGAACCAATGTTTACAATGACATTAGATTCATTTGTTAATAAATATGCAAGGGCTACGGTATAATTAATCTATTAGGGTGCCCCTATAGTCTCTTGAGGCCAGGGGTTAAATAAGGCAGAGTTCTTTTACTTTCGTTGGTGAACCTCTAGCAGCCTGTAAAAGCTGCTTGACAAATCGTGATCGGCCCGCAAGAGTTAGGGTAGCATATTTTGCTTACGGAAACAATATTAAAAGCCCTGGAAATTAGACATATATCTATTTAATCATAACATATGAGAAATGTGGTGTGAAACACACCCATATACTATATACAATGTCAGTGGGTGATGTTACAATTAATCCATATCAACGAAAGGATATAAAATGCCTAACTGGGTAAATAACACTTTGACCATACAGGGTCCAAAGTCAGAGATAGATTCAATTAAAGATAAGTTGAATCAACCATATAAAGTATTACATGATAGTTGGAATATGAAGACTAATGCTATGGAAGTAACAGAGTCTATTTATTCCGCTCCTGTTTTTTCTTTTTGGAATATCCACTCTCCATTAGAAGACGGTATCACAATGGAAGAATATGTTCAGCAACCTGACCGTTCAGGTGTTGATACAAATGACCCTCAGTGGTTTGCTAAGTCTGTTGCTTTTGCTAAAACTCAGAAAGATTGGTATTCATGGAATACAACTAACTGGGGAACTAAATGGGATGTAGCCGTATCAGACGGTGATGAGTATCCTGATACTGAATTACTTGAATATGAATCAAATGGTGATGATAACTGGCTAGTATATAAATATAATACTGCTTGGTCTCCTGCTGTAACTATCTTAACTAAACTATCATTACTTGTTCCCAACTCATTACTTACTTTAGAGTTTGAGGAAGAGACAGGTTGGGGTGGGGAATATGAGATTGTCCGTGGTGAAGTAAAAGAAAACCTAGAATATACCAATATGTGCTATGCCTGCCAATCCTATGACACAATGGATTATTGTGATAATGATTGTGGAGAATTCTGCTCATCTTGCAATGAAGGTTCTTGGACAGATGAAATAGCAATGGCAGAATGTCAGACCCATAAGATATACTTAAAGACTACAGAAAAGGCGGAGGTATAATGGCTGGACAATTTATAGATACGGTAGCAGAGCACATTACAGGTGCAATGATACAAGAAATTAGCGAAGACCTATTTGAGAATTGGTCTAATGCATGTTTAGATGAAGGTGAAGATTATGCTGAACATGAATTTATGTCATATGCTTCCCCTGAGTTAAAGAAACAATATAATGATTTCTATGGATATACCGAAGGAGATGATTACTACTTATGCTAGGTTATACATTAGAGGATTTAAATAGAATGACTAATGCTGTACATGACGCTAAGTTATTTTATCTTAGGACCCCGTCCGATTTAATGGACAAGCAACCTTTGAGAAAAGACTTGGAAGACGCAGTTAGTTTTCTGCAAGGACTATGGGCGGAGGGATACTTTGACTAATATAGGGGCCAAATGTGACCATTACTGGGAGTGTTCAGATACCCCAGGAGTTTTTACCTGCAAATGCTCTATGGTTAGATATTACAATAGAGAAACAAAGGAGTATCAATATGAGTAAGTCATCTTATTTTATAGAATATATGAAATTACATAAGCTATCTTTAATCCAAGATATTGAATCAATTGAGGAGCATGAGGTAACACATGAGGGATATCCAAAAGAATATCTCCAGGGGGCAATTGCTTGTACGGACCATTTATTGTCAGTGGCAACTGATATAATGAATAACTCTAACGAAAGGGTCTAATATGGAAACTCTATATAAGGATGATGAACTTCCTTTACACCTCCAGCGTTTAGTTGACGCAGGTGTTAATGGATTAGATATAATGCACGGAGAACTAAAAAATCTAATGCTGATTGCCGAAGAGCAGAAGGCGGAGGAACGACTAGATACTCTAGTTGAACTGTATAAACTAACATATGCTTTATCATTTGCGATTGGAGTACGTAATGAAGCCTGAAGATAAAGATAAACTAAACGAATGTTTAAAGATTCTTGATACAACCGACCTTGGGTTATCCATGGTATGGCTATGGACATGGTCGACTATTAATAACATAATGGAAGACGAGACATACAAGGTTAAGGTTACACAAGATCAGATGTGGGACCACCTCTGCGAGGCTGTGGAGGCTGGCCAGGGCTTCTCTCTGGAGTACGGGGCTGAACAGCACCAAGAAGAAGTACAAGACTGGATGTTAAGCAGGGACTACATTGTAGACACAATGTTTGAGGATGATGAAGAGGAGGAAGATGAAGACGAGTGACAGATATGTCGATGATCAATTAAGTAAGGCCCAAGCTTTGCTATGGTCTGGATCCTTACATGAAGTAGATGAAGCTCATAATATTATATCTAATCTAATATTAGATAGAATAGAACAAACAGATCTAGCATAGGGCAGAAAATATCGCTTACGGCAACTATTTACAAATCCGTGGAAAGTTGCTATAATAAACAAAACACCTCTTGAAAGGGGATTCTTAAATGGCAACAAAACGTGAATATCTAAAATCACAAGGAATCACAGTCGGCGTCCGTGGACGCTTCTCAGGAGCTGCTAAGGTAGCTTTAGCTGAGGCATCAACAAAGGGCATTACATTCACTGCAGAGAAACCTGTAAAGAAAGCTAAGTAGATCCAGGGATGGGGTCAGGGCTTCGTTGGTCCTTGACCCCTTCTCTTAATTTTGGTATAATATAAAGTTATAGTATGAAAGGCGGATATGGCTAAGGTATCATCAATAGAAACAAAAGCAGCAGATAAGGTATTGGAAGCAATGGATAGTCATTGGTTCAATCCAACTATCATGGCTAGAGAATTAGTTAATGGTTGTGGATATTATACTCAATCTAAGGTAATGGAACTATGTGTAGAAATTATTAAACAGACGGCGGGACAATTTGATAATGCTTGGGAGGAAGGCTTTACATCTGATGCATTATTCATGGCACAAAGACTATCAGACTATATAGATAACTTTGAACCAATACATTCATAGATCAAACTAATCTAATATAGCCCAATATATCCACAGGATCTTCCACAGGTCTTGTGGATATTTTTTATGTGTGGGCATGTGGGCCAAATTATCCGTTTACGACCAAGCTATAAAAATCCCTGGAATATCCATAAGAATCTATTAGATTAGATATATTATCTATTAAAACATATATTAAATCTAGCATAATATACCCAGAATCTGTCAAAATATTATAACATTTTGTTATATAAATATGCTGACAATGTGGGCCAAATATGCTATTTACGAGGCTATTGACAATATCCCTGAAATATGCTACATGTCTCATATAGAGAATATGCCCCTATTGACATTACGGCCTTAAGTCTGGAAACGCTCAATTACATGTAATGTTTAATTAGATATAACTATAGTATATGATATAGAATCTATAGTATATATTCTCCACTATACTCCACAATACTCCACTATATAAGCCTTCTAAGGGCTATATAAGACAAGTAAAACGGGAGGGGGACATAGGAGTTGGCTGCTTATCTATGTGGATCAAGCTGCATGATATGAGTGAATATAGCGGTGCCTGTGATCAAAATGGATATATGTAAATATAGGCAGAGTATCTTGGATATAGTACCTATTGGTCTATCTATGGTAATTATTGTATTTCCCTTGGTTCCGATCATTTACAGGAGATGCAATAATGTGGAGCACGTACATGTTCTTGAGCTATATACCCTGTTTTAGAACATCTAAAACATGTAGCTTTAACTACATTAGGATCTCCAAAATCTACCCATTTGATCCGTGTATCTCTTGTGTAGAATACCTTGGTTAAATACCATGTAATGGCTATTAGTAGTAGTTCTATCATCGGTCCCGCCTCTTATTGATCAAAAATACAGCTAAGGTTATAGCTGCAGAAATTGCAAGAATCAGTAACATCCTGTTTGAGTGATCATATGGATCTCTATGTGTTAAAAGGTTCATATCTCTATTATACTATATACATATTATTCTAGTCAACTAGGATATATGATACTAGAATGGAGTATCTCCATTATCCTTGGATCTACGTAATTGCTCTCTTCCCCATGCATGGAATATATCTATCTGATTCTGGGTATATAGACACATCTGACATAATGAATATACGAGATCACCTTTGGTATACAGGAAGAGCTCTTTCTCCATATAGCATACATCACAGGTCATAGGTTCCCGCCTTTTATTTCGGATATATAATATATTATACTATATCTGTCAGGTACTGACAAGGAAGTTCTACTTCTCGCCGACGCACTTTTCCGCTTCACTAATACTGCTATATTGTGAATAGGATGTTTTTATATCAATATCTTTAATTAAAAACTTTACTGCTGTAACTGGATCAAACCCGTCCTTTGGTATATTATTGCCAAATGAAACAAAACTTACATAAATGTGATCTTCAAACTCAAAATAGCATGACTGATCTTGTCCTACTTTTATAAAGACTTTATTTTTTTCTAAAACCACGTCAAAGCTAATCCATTTATACTCTATGGCTTTAAACCAGTACACGCTTTTTACTTTATTATTTTGAAATATCACGCTAATGTGACCACGCTCTATTAAAACTGATACAAAATCTTTAGTGTTTCCAACGTAACCTAAATCTAAATCTAAAATAGCTGCCTCATCTGTAATTCCAGATGGAATAAACGCTTTAAACTTAACCTCTAGGCTATCGCCAAAATCAATAGGAAGCCTGGTCTGAAAACTTCCTTCACCCTTGTTGCTAAATCCATTAAGGCTGAGCTCTTTATTTAAAATGACCTCTTGATTCCACAATATTTCTTTAGAACTTTCCATTACTATTACAACTTTCTGTCACGTAGTGACAAAATAGTCTCTACCTTTCCGCTTCACTTTTTCGCTTCACTAATTGCGATCAATATAGTAGTATATATGTTCTATCTAACTAGATTAACAACTATAGGCTTCCTTCTGCTTCAACTTTAAATCCATTTTCTCTATCAAATAAAACATACTCTAAAGAATCTACTTCAAAGGTATCTTTAAATAAAGATATTACCTTATCTAATTCCAATTGGCCGCAGGTGTAAAGATCAAATTGTACCAAACCTGGTCTGACTTCATCCCATATGTGGAAAGCTATATGACTAGTCTCTATCATAACTACTCCTGTTAACCCTCTGTTACCCTCTACGTTTACATATGAAGCAAACGGCCCTTTGATAATCTTCATGTCGATCTTGTCTACCAAATTGCGTAGGAATTCAATGCCTTGGGACTCAGACATTACTGAGTTGTGTACTTTAGCATTTACTAATAGGTGTTTATGGTATATCATCTGATTGGTCCCCTAAATGGAATTATTCTACTTCTATGACTAACTTTATAGCCGTCATCAAAATCTTTTAGTTCATCATACCCATAGCCAGATTGATTTAAATCAGGTAGAGTATTAGTTATATTATCTTTATTTGAACACATCATTATTCTGCATTAGTCCAAAATCTTTTGTTTCCTGCTACCATATCTTTGACCTGACGACCCTGGCTTTTTGTAATGGGTTTAACTGAGGCCGAATTTGCAACTGCCCCCATTTTCCTAGGCTTTATCTTAGGATTTTTAAAGTTAACGGTTTGAATCTTTTCTGGCCACAAGCCAGCTGCCTTCATTTCTCTTTCCCACTTGTTAAGTTGGTGTGAGGTTGGAAACTTATTATCTTTACTCATTACTCAAAATCTTTCTGTGTCTCAAATAGGGCTTCAGGTAAAGGAATCGGACCTTTATTATCGGTTTCGGAAACCGCTCTACTACCATTATAGGAACCTGAATTATCCTGTTCATCGTCCATGCAATGACAATTAGAGCAGGTTACTTGCCCGTCCAGGTCCAATTGGAATAAATGATCATGCATACTTACATTATAGTATATATGACAGCTACTGTCAATACCTAGCTAACTAAGAGTTATAGAGTTCTCCAGCCACCTGATTTCATTTCTTCTATATCTTCTGAGTATATGCTATATAGATGAGACTCTAATGTCTTTCTGGTACCACTTTTTACTGCATTTACTCCATGCATTAAATCAGAATCAAATACTACTACGGATCCCGCCTTTGGTTTGATTGACTTTTTAACCTCTGGGAAGAATATCTCTCCACCAGTATAGTCATCAGTTAAATACAGAAGAGCGTTAATTGTAGATCTAGGGGTACGTGTATCTGGGTGATCATACTTAAGGTTGTCAGTATGTGCTTCAAGGCTCTCCCCTATAATCCAATGTGAAATGGCATACGAGGGAGGAGCTACATAGTCCGATTTGTTCTTATTAGTTTTATTTAAATATTCAATAATAGCCGCATTAATATTTGTTGTTAAGTACGTACTTAATTCATCATTAGACAATTGAAGAGAAGATCTAAAATACTTTAGCTGCTTAATTGAGTCCAATTTCTTTTCTAACTTGAATATCTTTTCAAGGTGCTCTTGGTCTACACAATCGACCATATACAAACCTTTATCTCCTAAAGTAGACTTTATATACATTACAAATCTTCCTTGTCTATGTCCTCTTTCATGTCAAAATTTCCTAATAGATCTAAGTCTATATAAGACTCTAGGTTATCTAATATACCCATATTACTTATTTCTAGGTATTAGTGTTTGAGGTCCTTCTGTGCCAAATAAGGACTTCTTTACTGGTACGCAATTGGGAACTCTTCTTCCGCCTTTATCTTTCATTCCCACCTGCTTGTAGCCTCTCCAGCAAGCTTTCTCTATGTTATCCCAGTTGTCTTCTTCTTCGTTATCTGATTCGTAAGACTTTGAAATTTCTTCATCTGTAAGATCTTCTGCCTTGTACATGTTGTCATGGCCTGCACACATTTCGTCGTCGCATCCGCCCTTTGTCATACATTCAGCGCATCCGTTACACTTACAGCCCTTGGTGTTATCCATCTCATCTTCAGGCTTAGGGTCAATTGATTTTGACAGGCTATCTTGTAGCATGTCCTTGATCTCGTCTACAATCTTATTTAATTCCATAACCCTATTATATCATTTCTTTAATTGACTGGTTTAACTATTCTTTTGATCTGATAAAAACAATCTGGGCATTCTCCTATATGAAGCCATTTGCCTGATTCTAGAACTATTATTTCATTTAGCTTGCCAACCACATTTTTTTTGCATATAACGCAATAAGCGTTAATTGTTATGGTTTTGTTGCTCATAAGCTAAGTATACACCTGCACCATATTTACCTGCAAGCACGTCAGCAGGTGCTTGCTTGCTATGATCTATAGCATTTTTTGTGCTTTCAGATTCTCTTAACCATTGATCTTCCCATAAGCCCATTAAGGATTTGTTTCCAATATCATCAAAGTAATACCTATTTTTTTCTGGGCTGTATGTCCATCCGTACCAAGTGTCTCCTTCGGACCAAGTTAAATTTGTTGGAGTTTCATCTTTTTCATATTCTGCTAATATTCTTAGCAATTCATTATTTTCATTAACTACGGCCTGGATTGCCTCTCTTAGGCGCTTTGGACGCATTAGGTATTTTTCTACTAAAGTTTTAATCATTATTTAAGATAAAATATTTTCTATAAATCCATCAATTTGTTCTGGAGTTGTTTGTGGCCCCATAGATCTAAATTGATCATCAATAAGAAACTTAGTAAAGTTCCATGGTACTTCATTAAAATCTGCCTGTGAGACTAAATATTTAAATAGCGGGTGTGCATCTGGACCATTGACATCAATTTTTGTGGACATCAAAAAATCTACTCCATATGTTGTGCTACAAAATTCTTTAATGTCTTCGTCTGATCCTGGCTCTTGTCCGCCAAACTGATTACATGGGAATCCGATTAAAACCAAACCCTTGTCTGCATATTTCTTGTGCAGTGCTTGAAGCCCCTCGTATTGAGGTGTCATTCCACATCGGCTAGCAACATTAACAAGAAGCAATAACTTTCCCTTAAACTGTCCTAAATCTATTTCATTACCATTGTTATCTGTAAAGCTATAATCAAATGCTGACATGTTAATCCTTTCAGGTAAAAGCAGAATCGCTTTATGTATTAATAATACTATTTTGTAAGGTATTTGTCAAGGGTGTATCTATCTGAATCCATTATAATTTCATAATAAAGCATGTCTGGTATACTATGTCCCGCCTTTAAATGATCCTCTATGTGTATAAATAAATGCTCGTCGTTTTTTATTATCTCAGAATCCTCAGACAACAAGCAGGCTGCACAATAAACATAACCCTCTACATGCGAATATATGTATATATCGCTGTCAAAGAACCTGCTGTAAGCCATTTTATCCCATGTACTTTAAATGGAAATGCTTATCACACACGTCTATAGGCTTACCAGTTTTTGGTTCTGGTTCTGAATATTTACTGTCTTGTGGACAATAAAAGCATGGAGGTATGTTGTTGTTCATATATATATTATACCAGATTAAAGAGTTGATTCAATTAACTTAGCGCATTTTTTGCATATGTCATAAGATTTACCAGTAAATGGGCATGCTCCCGCTTTAGCTAATGTATGGCCTTTAATAAAACAAGTTATTTTTTTAATCATTACTTTTACTTAAAAGCATATCTACTATATTATTTAAATCTAATACACTATAGTCGTTGTCAATTATGTGATCAAAGCTGTAGTCGTCTAAATCTACTTCTGATGAATGATTTGTTACTGGGCCAATTCCATGTCTATTAATTCTCCACACCTGACCGCCAGATTTTTTAATAGCGTCTGCCTCATTTTTAAAACGAACATCACTAATAACGGCCTTATCTACATTAATTTTATTTAATGCAAGATCCACCCAAAAATTTTCTCCAAACATGTCTCTTCCAACTTCCGTTCCAAACACTTGGAGCAATCTACGTATTTCAGGATAAGATTCTTTAGCTTTGTCTAATCCGTATGTGTCTACTAAATTTTTGTATTTGAAAGAGCCTATGCTGTCTGAGCCAACAATTGGATTTAATATGTACATTGCTTCTTTCATGGGTGCGGCAAAAGAGTAGCGAACAAATCCGTGATTGCTGACTAAACGATCAGCAGCAGTATCTTTGCCAGACCTAGCATAACCAGATAAACCAATTATCATTTGCTACTGCCCTTTTCTTTAAAAACAAACTTTTGAATAACTATTCTTTCTCCACTAATATAATTTAAAACCTCGTGATTTGACTCAGACGGAAAAATAATTAGGTCTCCGCTTTTTGGCTCTAAAAGAAAGTTAGAATCTGGAAATTCTAAATTTCCGCCTTCACATTCATGAGACAAATAAAATATAGCTGTTAAAAATGGTTGCTCAAATTCTGTACCAGTTAATGATACATCTGCTATATGATCATTATGCAGTGCCATTCCTCTTTCTGGAACAGTCCAGCCAATTAGAATCCAATCTGAAAATGAGTATTCCACTTTAGGGTCTAACCCATATTCTTTAATATATTCTTCTAGACATGGAGCAAAATCTTCATCTAATTTATTGTTAGATGGCATAGTTTTGTCCATTACCATCCTGTAGCCAGTGTGATGCTCAATTAACAAATCTTTTCTCTTATTATATTCGCCAAGTATATCTTCTTTTAATTTAGGCAAATCTTTAGAAACATTTCCCCACACCATTATTCTATCAGAACGATTAGATATCATTTTTTAATTCCGTCCCATGTTCCTATTTTAGTTGTTTCTATTCCATTTTCTTCCCATAATTCAATTATACTTGGATTATCATCTACTGCATGCTTTATATCCCAGTATACTTTTACATGCTCAAGGATATCTTTTTTTACTGCGTAGTCTTCTCTGTAGTCCTCGTTTTGCCTCATAAATAAAGCGTCGTGAATAACATTATTGTTTTTAAGCCATCTAGAAGTTAGGTTACGATATTTTTCTTTTCTAGCAGTAACTATAATAATATCAAAATCATTACGTGCTTTTATTGCCATATCGACTACATCTTTATGTGGCTCACAATATATAGACTCTTTATGAAAATCATCATAGTTTTGTTTAAAAGAATTACTTGATCTATCTTGGTTTAATAATATGTTTAATATTGGATCTACATTTACAAGTGTCCCATCGACATCAAATATCCAAGCTGGTCTTTTAAGCATAAATAGATTATCTCATTTCTGGTAAGTTTAGTCAATAGGTGTGGGGCAGTTTATAGTCATGCCTAGGACCTATTGCAGCTACAACTTTATTTAATCTTTGATTTTACTTTGTTGTTAGCCTGTTTAAATCCCAAGCCATATGATCCTAGCATTAATAAAGCAATTGCTGAAGAATGCAACAAATAGAATACGGTTGTTCTCACTTTTTACCTTTCTTTATATCAAATCTATCAAGATCCATAACCTTTGACCACGCATTAGCAAAGTCTAAGAAGAACTTATCTCTAGCGTCATTTGACGCATATACTTCTGCAATTGCACGTAGCTCTGAGTTAGACGCAATAATAAGATCAATGCGGGGGACGTTAGTTGCCTCACTAGCATTAGTGTAAGAAAGCAACTTGGCTAAATAGGTGTTGTCTAGGTTATTGTTATTTAGCATTCTAATTCCAGATAGCAGTAATACAAGCTCTACTGGATTTAGGTTTAATAGGTTGGCTTTTTCTACTAACAATACTTCTTCTGGGGCAGTAACTCTCCAATTAGTGTAGTCACGGAAGCCATCAAATTGTGGCTCAAGTACTGAAAATGAATCAACGTCTGTCTGATCTTGAGATGCATCTGTTCTACCCTGTGTAAATGGAACAGATAACTTAATCCCCGCTTGCTCTGCTGATTTTTCAATAGCAGCACATCCTCCAAGCACAATTAAGTCTGCCATAGACATTTCTGTTTTAATAGATTCCAATACTGCAAGTACTTTACTAATTGTGGCAGTATCATTTACATCCCAAGATATCTGTGGTTGTAATCGAATTCTCGCACCATTTGCTCCGCCTCTTTTATCTGTTTTTCTAAACGTAGAAGCAGAGGCCCATGCAGTATTTACTAGATCTGAAATAGATAATCCTGAATCTAATATTTGTTTCTTTATCTTTTTAATATTTTTATCAGAAATTGTTTTTCTTTTTACTAATGGAACTGGGTCTTGCCATATTAATATTTCTGAAGGAACTTCTTTGCCAAGATATCTTGAAACTGGACCCATATCTCTATGAGTTAATTTAAACCATGCACGAGCAAATACATCCGAGAAGTATTCAAAGTCTTTAAGAAATCTAATAGATATCTTGTTATACTCTGGATCAAATTTTAATGCTAGGTCTGCTGTAGTCATCATGGGTGCATGAAATTTACCATCTAGATGTGCGTCTGGAACTAAATTAGCAGCAGATTCATTTGTAGGAATCCATTGTGTTGCACCAGCAGGACTTTTTGTTTGTTTCCAATCATATGTAAACAATAACTCAAGATATGAGTTATCCCATCGAGTTGGTGTTGGGCTCCATGCGCCCTCTATACCACTCGTGATTGTATCTTCTGCGTTGCCTTTACCGAATGAGTTCTTCCATCCAAGTCCCATTTCTTCTATCGGTGCCTGCTCTGGGTTTGGGCCAACATTAGCTGGATTACCAGCTCCGTGTGCTTTACCAAATGCATGTCCACCTGCAATTAGCGCAACAGTCTCTTCGTCATTCATTGCCATTCGAGCAAACGTTTCACGAATGTCTCTTGCAGAAAGAATTGGGTCTGGATTACCGTTAGGGCCTTCGGGGTTAACATAAATTAATCCCATTTGAACAGCAGCCAATGGGTTTTCTAGTTCACGATCACCGCTATATCTATTGTCTGCTAACCATTCTTTTTCATTACCCCAGTATGTATCATCTGATTCCCAAACATCTTCACGTCCGCCAGCAAAACCAAATGTATTGAAGCCCATGTTTTCAAGAGAAACGTTACCTGCAAGTATCATTAAGTCTGCCCAAGAAATCTTTTTGCCATACTTTTGCTTGATAGGCCATAGTAAGCGGCGAGCTTTATCTAAGTTACCATTATCTGGCCACGAATTTTGTGGTGCAAATCTATGCAAGCCTTCTCCAGAACCACCACGTCCATCTGATGTTCTGTAGGTTCCTGCTGAGTGCCAAGCCATGCGAATAAAAAATGGTCCGTAATTGCCATAGTCTGCTGGCCACCAATCTTGCGATGTAGTTAAAAGATTATTAATGTCATCCTTAACTTCATCAAGATCTAAACTTTCAAATTCTTTAGCATAATCAAAATCTCTCGACATTGGGTCAGACTTTTCTGAATGCTTTCTCAAGCCTGATAAATCTAATCTATTGGGCCACCAGTATTCATTTGTTGTTGCTTCTGGCTTTGATGAATGTCCAGTTACTGGACACCTTGCTTCACTCATTTTATATTCCTTTGTCTAGGGTAAAACTTTTCTGCTGCCTCACCTGGCCTCGATCCAGGGACACCCGCATTAACAGTGCGGTGCTCTACCAGCTGAGCTATGAGGCAAAGCTAGTAATAGTATAGTATTTTTTTGCAATAAAGTCAAGAACTATTTGTTTTTTAATCTTACCCATTTGCCGTATGCATTTGGTTCTTTACTACCAATATATTCTTGTCCAGTTTCTAAATCAATTAATAGCCATTTACCAGGAGCCTTAGTATGAATAGTTAAATCTGTTGCTTCATCGTATTCAGGGACTTCAACACCCTGATACATTCTAGGCAGAAATGTATATGCGTTATCTAAAAGCTTTCTAAATTTTTCCATAACTCCAGGCCCATTAAAATTAAATTATTACTGAATCTAAAACAACATCTATTGCATCATCAATTGTAGGGGCATGTTCCTTAGAGCATGCCCCACAACTTTTACACATTATATCTTTTTTCTACCAGTTCTCTTTGGAGGCCTTGGATTTGTATTTAGCTCACGACGTATGCCATGTCTATTTATGTCTGTCTTGAGACCTTGACGTGGCTGCTTGCGTGTTGCTGAATTACTAGTAACGGCACCTGCTGCTGCACCATTTGGTGGTGGAGTGGTTCCTGTGCCATCTTCTTTTTGAAAACTACTCATTAATGAATTGTCTTGTCTGCTCTGGAGTTGATGACATGCTTAGCGTTAAGCCTGAATCACCATCTCTTGAAGCATCTACAATTGTAACTGGAGTTACGCCCTTAGTGCTTCCTACTGTTTCGCATCCGCATTCGTAACACATTAGTTGCAGTTCTCACAATTCTTTACTGCACAAGGGGCGTCGCCTCTTGTGTCTCTTGTGCATGCTGAACCAGAATTTACTGCTGCTGGCGCTTTTGCTGCTGCTACTGCTGCTTCGATTGTTGGAGCAACTATTTCTTCTTTTTCAAATAAGCCCATTATTATTTACCGTTGTTTCCTACTCCAGCGCCGTCTTGTGTAGACTTGTCTGCTGCTGGGAAAGCTGCTGCAGGTGCTGTGCCTGTTGGATTTAGATCAAGGCTGTTTGTTGCTCCTGGCTTTGTTTCGTTAAATCCTGTTAAGTTATTTCCGTCTGACATTTTGTACTCCTATAGGTTATTTATTTAAGTAGTTCTAGAAATCTACTCATTGGTCTATTATACCATCTGGTTGATTAAGATCTAAAATTGTCATTCCAGCATTGATTACAAATGTCTATTATGCCTAACTGTGGGCTTGATGCTATTCTTGAGGACTTATTACTGCATTTACCAAACTCGCATTTGCCGCTAAACATTACTTTAATTTGCTCCCAAATTTAGCCCATACTCTTTCGTGTAAAAAGTATCCTACTATTTCGCATGCAGTATAAATTATTGCGAAAAATCCAGCGTATTCCCAGTGTGCTTCTCCAGTAATAGCTTTTTCAAAAAAATATACCATTGTTCCAACAAAGCCGATATGTACTGCTGGCCAGGTAAGTGATTTATAAAAACTTTTCTTATTTGATTCCATTTTGTTCTCCTATCATTTCTTTAATTAAGTAATGTATTGATGATACATCCTTGTCTTGTGGGTGAGGACTAATTAATAAATCAGTTGCACCCAAATCTTTTAATCTATTTAATTGCATCTTGACGCTATCTTTATTGCCATAAATAGTCCATTGTTCAGAACCTAAATTTTTAGATAGCATGTTTTCTACCTCTGTTTGAGACTCATTTATAATCACACTTAAAGATAGCATCTGTTTTGTATTGTTTATGAAATTAGGTTTACCATATGATTGCTTATGCATATTTAGCATAGATAAATTAATAGCATTGTATTTTTCGGCCATCAATTTAGTTTCATTTGAATGTCCGCCCATAACTATTTCTGAAACTGTATTGCCAGCAAGAGTATTGAATTTAAAAATCCATTCATCTGTATATTTTAATCTTTTTTCTGGAGTATTTAAATCTTCACCAAACCAGATGATGTCTTCTACCGAAGTTTCTTCTTCATGCAAATCTCCAGATACAATATTAAGCATAAGTCTGTTTGGCGATATATTATAAAAAGCTTTGCATATCATTGCACAATATTCTGGACTAATGGCGTATGTTCTAATTGCAGGCATATACTTAAATTTATGATTTAAGTCTAAAACTCTAGCAGCTTTAATCCAATTGTCATCAATTTTTGAATGGTATACAAGAAGCATAGACTCATATCCAAACTCGTCTACTATATTTGAAATGGTATTCAGGTGGCTGATACTAGTATCTCCGCCTCTTTCCATCCAATGAAACCTCATGTATCAAGTCTACCATTTAAAGGAACAAATTACAAGGCGTCTAAAATTCAATATGGTATACTTTTAGTATGAACACTAAATATCCAGAATATGTAGTAATTAAAAGCGCTTTAACAAAAGAATATGTTGATCTTGTCATTGAAAAAATAAAAGAAAACAATCTAATAGAAGATCATCCTTTTACAAATTTTAAAGGCATAAAAGTTGACTATTCTTTAATTGATCCAGAGAACAAAATACAATCTATCATAAATGATGCAGAGCAATATTTTAAAAGATCTTACGCAAAAGATGGAAGAGATTTACTTCTCAGTAGATCTTATGGAACAATAATGATTCCTGGGGCCTTATTAGAGCCACATAAAGACCTTTATAATTCAGGTCGAGTGCATGATTTTAGCTATGGAGACGCTTTAGTTTGTAATATATACCTATCAGACTGCGAGGGTGGAGAGTTGGTGTTTCCAGAAATAGAAGTTAGTTTAAAGCTAAATGCTGGAGACGTTGTTTTATTTCCTGGCTATTTGTTAACTCATGGAGTAAATATGGTTACGAACGGATCTAGAGTAACTATTCTAAACCATTTTTCATTGTTGTCTGAAGAAGACACAAAAGAGATAGACACAATACTCGAAAGAATTAAAAAATAACTTTTTTATATATTAAAGGGGCAAGGCCTAGGCCTTGCCCCTTTAAATTAGATCAATTACTTAATCCAATTTACCTTTAGCTTAGGGAACTTTGCGTTCCACTTTTTAGCCAAAGCATTGAACTTTGTCTTTAGATCTGCAATAGTCTTCTTTAGGGCTTCGTTCTCTGCCTTCAAGGTTGCTGTTGCTGAATCTGATGAAGCCTTTGCATCTGCAATTGCCTTATCCGATGCAATCTTATCTGCTGCACGAGCCGCTCTTTCTGCTGCCAACGCTGCGTTAACTACCGCAAGCTCTGATACAACATCACGTACTACAATTGTAGCGCTTACAGAACCTATTGGTGCTGCTAA